TTACGCTATGCGATAGACCCGCTCGCCGCCCTGCGGCTTGTCCGACACGATGGTCAGGCCCAGATTCTTCTTGAAAGCCCCGGCGAAGGTACCGCGCACCGTGTGCGCCTGCCAACCGGTGGCGGCGCAAATCTGGCCAATGGTTGCGCCCTCGGGGCGTTGCAGCATCCGGATCACGTCGGCCTGCTTGCTGTTGTCGCGGGTGCGCGGCTTGACCCACGTTGCTTCGGCGGCGATTACGGCGGCTTCCAGTTCGGGATCGCTCATGGCGGCTGGCGCGCCTTCTGCGTTGGCAATGATCTGGTCGAGATTGGCTTCGAATTGACCGATGCTCGTCTTGTTCACTCCGGGGCGAGTTACCCCCAAGGCGTCGTAGGCCTCGGCGGCGACGAACCAGTCGGTGCCGTCGGTGGTGATCAGGGCACGGTTGAACAACCCGTCGAGCACCTTCTTGCGTGCGCCGCCTTTGATGTTGTCGGGGAACCATTCGATCTTGCCGTCGCTGGTGTTGATGGCCTTGGCGAGGATGGCGTGCTGGGCCGGGGTGAGTTGGGTGCTGGTCATGGTCTGCTCCTTTTGGGGTGGTGGATGACGATGTGATGAACGCGCTGTTCGGGAGTGAAGCCAAGCGCTTTCCGCTTGGTTTCGTGGGTTTCCGATCAGTCCTTGGCGATTTCCCCTTCCGTGGCCTTCGGGATCGATGTGCCAAGTTCAACGCCCGCCTTGAAGGCCGCTTCCAACGCGTCCCGGATGCACCACACCGCCGTGTCGTGGAAGTCCAGGCTGTCGGCGTGGCGGGTTTGCAGGGTGTCGATGCCCAGATGCTTCTCGGCGATCAGGGTGAGGATGGTGTCGATCTGGCTCATGGCGTTTCCCTTCGGGGTGTGGTTGGCGTGACGTGATGAACGCGCTGTTCCCGATGGAAGCCAAGCTCAATCTGCGGACATGACGAACAAATGAGTGAAGGTGACGATGGGACTCTCGATTCGCGCCTACGCGCGCCACCGTGGCGTGTCGCACGTGGCCGTGAAAAAGGCCATCGACACCGGGCGGATCACGCCGCTGTCTGACGGCACGATTGATCCGGACACGGCGGACGCCCAGTGGGCACAAAACACATTGCAGCCGCGCAGTGCTGCTGCGCCAGAGAAGGTCAGCACCGCGAAGGCGCGGCGCGTGGTAGCGACGGAACAAGCAGTACCCCAGCGCGATGCTGTCGACGCCAGCACCGCGCCGATGTCGACGAGCGGCACCTCGCTGTTGCAGGCGCGCACCGTCAACGAGGTGCTCAAGGCCAAGCTCAACAACCTGGAGCTGGCGCACCGCAAGAAGGAACTGGTGGATCGGGCGCAGGCCGTGGCACACGTTTTCAAGCTCGCGCGCATTGAGCGTGATGCGTGGTTGAACTGGCCTGCGCGCGTCTCCGGCCAGATGGCATCCACGCTCGGCATCGACGCGCACCAGATGCACGTGGCGCTCGAATCTGCCGTGCGCGAACACTTGATTGAGTTGGGCGAGTTGCGTCCGCGCGTGGATTGATGATGATGGACTACGAAGGTGCCCAGGAAATCGAACGGGCGTGGCGCGATGGGCTCACTCCCGACCCGCTGCTCACGGTATCGGAATGGTCAGATCGCCACCGGATGCTCTCCAGCAAGGCGTCTGCCGAGCCAGGGCGCTGGCGCACCAGCCGCACACCGTACCTCAAGGCGATCATGGATTGCCTGTCGCCGACTTCTCCGGTCGAGCGGGTGGTGTTCATGAAGGCAGCGCAGCTCGGTGCGACCGAGATGGGGTCGAACTGGATCGGCTACGTCATTCACCACGCGCCGGGGCCGATGATGGCTGTCTGGCCGACGGTGGAGATGGCCAAGCGCAATTCCAAGCAGCGGATTGACCCGCTGATCGAGGAGTCGTCGGCTTTGGCCGAACTGATCGCCCCGGCACGCTCGCGCGATTCGGGCAACACTATTCTGGCCAAGGAGTTCCGGGGCGGCGTGCTGGTGATGACCGGGGCGAACAGCGCGGTAGGCTTGCGCTCGATGCCGGTGCGCTACCTGTTCCTCGACGAGGTTGACGGGTATCCGCTGGATGTCGAGGGTGAAGGCGATGCGATCTCGCTGGCCGAGGCGCGCACGCGCACTTTTTCCAGGCGCAAGATCTTCATCGTGTCGACGCCGACGATCTCGGGGGCCTCGGCCATCGAGCGCGAGTATGAGGCCTCCGACCAGCGTCGCTACTTCGTTCCGTGCCCGCATTGCAACCACCCGCAGTGGTTGCGCTTCGAGCAACTGCGCTGGGACAAAGGCGCGCCAGAGACGGCGGCCTACATCTGCGAGTCCTGCGACACCGCGATTTCAGAGCATCACAAGACCTGGATGCTGGAGCGCGGCGAGTGGCAGGCGATGGCGCAGGGCAAGACGGCAGGCTTTCACCTGTCGTCGCTGTACAGCCCAGTGGGTTGGCGCTCCTGGCGTGATATCGCTGCTGCGTGGGAAGCCTCCGTCAACAAGGAGTCGGGATCGGCCGCCGCGATCAAGACTTTCAAGAACACCGAACTGGGGGAGACCTGGGTCGAGGAAGGCGAAGCACCCGACTGGCAACGGCTGGTCGAGCGCCGTGAGGAGTACCGCATTGGCAGTGTGCCGCTGGGCGGCCTGCTGCTGGTAGGTGCGGCTGACGTCCAGAAGGATCGCATTGAGGCCTCGATCTGGGCCTTCGGGCGCGGCAAGGAATCGTGGCTGGTCGAGCACCGCGTGCTGATGGGCGACACAGCCCGCGACGCGGTGTGGAAAGCCTTGGCCGCGATGCTCGCCGAGCAGTGGACGCACGCCTCGGGCGCGGCGATGCCACTGGCGCGCTTCGCGCTGGACACCGGCTTTGCCACGCAGGAGGCCTATGCCTTCGTGCGTGCCTGCCACGATCCGCGCGTGATGGCGGTCAAGGGCGTACAGCGCGGTGCCGCTCTGATCGGCACGCCGACGGCCATCGATGTCTCGCAGGGCGGAAAGAAGCTGCGCCGGGGCATCAAGGTTTTCACGGTGGCGGTCGGCATCGCCAAGTTGGAGTTTTACAACAACCTGCGCAAGAGCGCAGATGTGGGCGAGGACGGGTTGACCCCGGTGTTTCCAGCCGGGTTCGTCCATTTGCCCAAGATCGACGCCGAGTTCATCCAGCAACTGTGCGCCGAGCAACTGATCACCCGCCGCGACCGCAACGGATTCCCGGTGCGCGAGTGGCAAAAGATGCGCGAGCGCAATGAAGCGTTGGACTGCTACGTCTACGCCCGCGCGGCCGCGTCCAGTGCTGGACTGGATCGTTTCGAGGAACGCCACTGGCGGGAGTTGGAGCGGCAACTTGGGGTTGCGCCCCCACCGGATGCGCCACCGCCCATCCAAGACATCGAATTGAACGAGGCCACCCATAGCGGTGGCCTCGCTGTTTCTGGCAACCGCAATTCCGGCAGGCGGGTCATCAAGAGCCGCTGGCTCGGCTGATTGATAAGCCGATGAGGACACCGTGACTTACACCACTACCCAACTCGAAGCGCTCAAACGGGCTCTTGCCACTGGCGAGCGGCGCGTGAGCTTCGGCGACAAGACGGTTGAGTACCGCAGCGTCGAAGAGCTCCAGGCCGCAATCCGCACGGTCGAGGCAGAAATCGCGCGCAACGCCGGTGCCAGCCCGAAGCGCCAGATCCGCGTCACGACTGCGAAGGGGTTCTAATGGCTTGGTACTCGAAAATTCGCAGCCTATTTGGTCAGCCGCCCGTTCACGAGGCGGCCGGTCGTGGCCGTCGTTCACTGGCGTGGATGCCCGGCAACCCCGGCGCGGTCGCCGCGATGCTGGCGACCAGCAACGAACTGCGCGGCAAGAGCCGTGACCTCGTGCGCCGCAATGCGTGGGCGCAGGCCGGGATCGAAGCCTTCGTGGCCAATGCGGTCGGTACTGGCATCAAGCCGCAAAGTCTGTCCGGTGACGAGCGGTTCAAGGCCGAGGTGCAGGCGCTGTGGCGCGATTGGGTTGAGGAAGCCGACGCGGCCGGACAGACGGACTTCTACGGCTTACAGGCGCTGGCCTGTCGGGCGATGCTCGAAGGGGGTGAATGCCTGATCCGGCTGCGGCCACGGCGCCCGGAGGATGGCCTGTCGGTGCCCCTGCAGCTTCAACTCCTGGAGCCGGAGCACCTGCCCATCAACCTGAACACCGATCTGCCGTCCGGCAACGTCGTGCGCTCCGGCATCGAGTTCGACAACCTTGGGCGGCGCGTGGCCTACCACCTGTACCGCTCGCACCCGGAGGACGGGCGTTTGGCCCCAATGTCTGGCCAGGGCGGGATGGACACGGTGCGCATTGATGCCAAGGAGATCATTCACCTGTTCCGCGTGCTGCGCCCAGGTCAGATCCGGGGCGAGCCGTGGCTGTCGCGGGCGCTGGTCAAGCTCAACGAGCTCGACCAGTACGACGACGCCGAGCTGGTGCGCAAGAAGACCGCAGCGATGTTCGCGGGCTTCGTCACGCGCGCCAACCCGGAAGACAACCTGATGGGCGAAGGTGCAGCGGACGCCGACGGGATTGCGCTTGCCGGACTGGAGCCGGGCACGCTGCAGATCCTGGAGCCGGGCGAGGACATCAAGTTCTCCGATCCGGCTGACGTTGGCGGTTCGTACTCCGAATTCCTGCGCACCCAGTTCCGCGCGGTTGCCGCCGCCATTGGTATCACCTACGAGCAGTTGACCGGCGATCTGACCGGCGTGAACTACTCGTCCATCCGCGCCGGGATGCTGGAGTTCCGGCGTCGCTGCGAGATGGTGCAGCACGGTGTGCTGGTGCATCAACTTTGCCGCCCGGTGTGGGCGGCCTGGATGAAGCAGGCGGTGCTCGCCGGAGCCCTGAATGCACCGGGCTTCGCCCGTGGCGGGCCAGCCCGTCGTCGTCAGTACCTCGCGGTGAAGTGGATTCCCCAGGGCTGGCAGTGGGTCGATCCGGAGAAGGAGTTCAAGGCGATGCTGCTGGCGATCCGCGCAGGCTTGATGTCTCGCTCGGAAGCCATCTCAGCCTTCGGCTACGACGCTGAAGACGTCGACCGGGAGATCGCCGCCGACAACCAGCGCGCCGACGACCTTGGACTGATTTTCGATTCCGATCCTCGCTACACGTCGAAGGACGGCGGCAGTGCGGAACCCAACCGTAACACCGCCGACGCCGACGCATCCGGCACCAATTCGACTGCCTGAAGGACTTCCCATGACCTTGCTGCCGCATCTGGCGGCGCGCCTCTTTGGCGTGCCGCTGGCCATCCATCGCCCAAAACTTGACGTGATCCTGGCCGTGCTCGGCCCCCGGGTCGGCCTTTCCGATCTGGCTGCTGGCCCTGGCTACACGCCGCCGACACGTGCGATGTCCGGGTCGCCGCCCGGTGTGGCCGTCATCCCCATCCACGGCACGCTGGTGCGCCGCACCGTGGGGCTGGAGGCCGAGTCGGGGCTGACCAGTTACGCGGGGCTCGCCGCGCAACTGGATGCCGCCATCGGCAATCCGGAGGTGTCGGCCATCCTGCTCGACATCGATTCGCCGGGTGGCGAGTCGGGTGGCGTGTTCGATCTGGCCGACCGCATCCGCGCGGCCAGTCAGATCAAGCCGGTCTGGGCCGTGGCCAATGACATGGCCTTCTCAGCCGCCTACGCGCTGGCGTCCGCCGCCAGCCGGGTTTTCGTCTCGCGCACCGGCGGTGTCGGCTCGATTGGCGTCATCGCGATGCACGTCGACCAGTCCGAGAAAGACGCCCAGGACGGCGTTCACTACACCGCTGTGTTCGCGGGCGACCGCAAGAACGACCTCAACCCACACGAGCCGATCTCCAGCGAAGCCCACGCCTTTCTGAAAGCCGAGGTCAATCGCATCTACGGCCTGTTCGTCGAGACCGTGGCCCGTCACCGGAGCATCGAGGCATCTGCCGTGCGGGACACCGAAGCCGGACTGTTCTTTGGGCAGGCCGCCGTCGCCATGGGCCTGGCCGATGCCGTCGGCACCTTCGACGACGCGTTGGCGCAACTGCTCGCATCGCTTTCCCCCAACCCGACTCCGGTGGCCGTGGCCGCGCGGGCGGGCTTTCTCAGCAACCACCCCAAGGAGTCATTGATGAATGATCGAACCGACCCCGCTGCTCTTGATCGGCCTCTTGCTGATCCTGCTGGCAGCCCTGCTCAACCGCCCGCCGCCACGCTGAGCGTGGCCGACGCCGTCGAGATCGCGCAGACCTGCACGCTGGCCGGGCGAACCGACCTGATTGCGGGCTTCCTCGAAGCTCAGTCCTCGCCCTCCAAGGTGCGCAGCCAACTGCTTGCGGCGCAGGCCGAAGCCAGTCCCGAAATCACCAGCCGCATCGCCCCCGACGCCGCGCGCCCTGTGGCCAGCAATCCGCTGATCGACGCCGCCAAGCAGATCGCAGCGCAATCCACCAATAAGGAGATCTGAGATGCCCGCTCTAGCCGAACCTCTGAACCTGGGCGACCTGCTCAAGTACGAAGCCCCAAACCTTTACTCGCGCGACCGCGTCACGGTCGCTTCGGGCCAGAACCTGCAGCTGGGCACGGTGGTCGGCATCGTCACCGCAACGGCCAAGTTCAAACAACTTGATCCGTCCGCAGAAGACGGCACGCAGGTCGCCGCTGGCGTGCTGCTACAGGCCTGCGATGCCGCGTTGATCGACCGTGACGACGGCCTCGTCGTCGCGCGCCACGCCATCGTCGCCCACCACGCGCTCGCGTGGCCCGACGCCATCACCACCGCCGAAAAACTCGCCGCCATTGCGCAACTGAAGGCGCTGGGCGTGCTCGTCCGTCAAGGAGCCTGATCATGAACAACCCCTTCAGCAATCCTGCGTTCTCGATGGCAGCGCTCACCGCCGCCATCAACATCCTGCCCAACCGCTATGGGCGACTGGAAGAACTGAACCTGATGCCGCCCAAGCCCGTGCGTCAGCGCCAGATCATCGTGGAGGAGATGAACGGCGTACTCAACCTGTTGCCCACCTTGCCACCGGGTTCGCCTGGTACGGTTGGCGTACGCGGCAAGCGCAAGCTGCGCTCCTTCGTGGTACCGCACATCCCACACGACGACGTGGTGCTGCCGGAAGAAGTGCAAGGTCTGCGTGCCTTCGGTTCAGAAACGGAAACCGAATCCATCGCCAACGTCGTCGCCCGGCACTTGGAGACCATGCGCAACAAGCACGCCATCACGCTGGAGCACCTGCGTATTGGGGCGCTCAAGGGTGTGATCCTCGACGCCGATGGGTCGGAGCTGGTGGATTTGTTCGATGCCTTCGAGATCGATCAGACCGTTGTCGAGTTTCCGTTTTCCAACGACAAAGGTGACGTCAAAGGCGCCTGCATCGCTACGGCAGCAGCGATCGAAGAAGGTCTCAGCGGCGAATTTTCGACTGGTGTTCATGTGCTGTGCTCGCAGGAATTCTTTGCGGCACTGATTGCCCACCCAACGGTAAAAACGGCCTATACCAATTGGCAAAACGGTGCCATCTTGATCAACGATGTGCGCAAGGGCTTCACCTATGGCGGCATTACCTTCGAGGAGTACCGAGGGAAAGCTGTAGCGAGAATCGGCGAGAACGTTGTCGTGCGCCGCTTCATCGAGGCAGGCGAGGCCCACGCCTTCCCGACCGGCACCATCGACACCTTCGGCACCTACTTTGCACCAGCCGACTTCAACGAGACGGTGAATACGCTCGGCCTGTCGCTTTACGCCAAGCAGGAGCCGCGCAAGTTTGACCGGGGCACCGACCTGCACACGCAGTCCAACCCGCTGCCGATGTGCCATCGCCCTGGTGTGCTCGTGAAGCTGGTGGCTGCATGATGGGTCTCGTCGAGCAGGTTTATGCCGCTGCTTTGAGCGCTGGTCTTCTGCGTGACTGCCGGTGGCAGCCTGCCGATGGCTCGCCGTCGCAGACACACGCGGTCGGCTTCACTGCGCCGGACGACACAGTGTTCGACGGGCTGGCTTCGTCCACCGATTACCAGATGTCCTACCCGGCTTCGGTCCTCAAAGGTCTGGGGCCGCGCGAGGCGGTCGAGATCGATGGCGTGATCTATCAGGTGCGTAGCACCCGGGCCGTGGGCGACGGCTCGGAGATGCGCGCACAGCTCACCCGAGTGTAGTGCCGTGTCCCGCAACTCAATCCGCGAACAGATCCTGCTCGCGGTGATGGCGGCTGTCCGCACGCCGGTGGAATCGCTCGGGGCCACGCTGCACCGCTCGCCCACGGTGGCCATCAGCCGGGAGCAATGCCCGGCGCTGGTGGTGTTTCCCGAGTCCGAGTCGATCACCGAGCGCGCCAACGACCGCGTCACGCGCGAGCTCACGGTGCGCCTGGTCGCACTGGCCCGCGCGGTACCTCCCGCCATTCCGGAAACCGAAGCCGACCGGCTGCTGACCGCCGCCCACGCCGCGCTGCTGGCCGACCGGAATCTGGGCGGCCTTGCCTTAGGACTGCGCGAGCAGGAATGCGAGTGGGACGTCGAGGACGCCGATGCAGTGGCCGCCACGATCCCCGCGCGCTACGCCATCACCTACCGGACGCTCGAAACCGACCTTTCAACCAAGGGGTGACACCCATGACATCACTCGTTTTGATCCGCCCACACACCCACGCGGGCAAGCCACTCCAGCCGGGCGAACGGCTCGATGTGGATGGCAGCACCGCCGACTGGCTCATCGCCAACGGCATCGCCCGCCACGACCGACAGCCCGTACCCGAGCTCCAGCTGCAAGGCGACGGCACACCCATTGAGCCCATCCGACCCATCACCACCCAACGTAAGGAATCCAAATCATGAGCACCTACGCCAGTTTTCAGGGCCGCGTCTTCCTCGGCAAGCGCGATATCGACGGCCTTCCCATCGAAGTGCGCTCGCCCGGCAACGTCGCCGAACTCAAGCTCTCGCTCAAGACCGACGTGCTGGAGCACTACGAGAGCCAGACCGGCCAGCGCTCGCTCGACCACCGGATGGTCAAGCAGAAGTCGGCCACCGTGAACCTCACCATCGAGGAGTTCACCAAGGAAAACCTCGCCCTGGCGCTGTACGGCAACCACATCACCGGCAGCACCGGCTCGGTGACTGCTGAAACCATCGGTGGCGAGGCTCCGGTGGTTGGCGACCGCTACTTCTTCGCTCACCCCAAGGTGTCGGCGGTCGTGGTCACCGATTCGGCAGGTACGCCCGCGACACTGATCGCAGGCACCCACTACACGGTGGACACCGACTTCGGTGCCCTCCAGTTTCTGGAGATCACCGGCTTCACCGCGCCTTTCAAGGCCGCTTACACCTACGGCGTGACCACTGAGATTGGCATCTTCACGCAGTCGGTGCCGGAGCGGTATTTGCGCCTGGAAGGTATCAATACCGCGCAGGGCAACGCCAAGGTACTGGTCGAGCTGTACCGCGTCGCTTTCGATCCGCTCAAGGAGATCTCTTTCATCTCGGACGAGTACAACAAGTTCGAACTGGAAGGCTCGCTCCTGGTGGACACCACCAAGCCCTATGACGCGGTGCTGGGCCAGTTCGGCCGCATCGTCCAACTGTGAGGGCTGCCATGAGCGATCTGGACAAACTCGTTCCGCAAGCCGTCGAGATCTCCCTGGCGGGCGACGTCGTTGCCATCAAGCCGCTGAAGATCGGTCAGATGCCCGCCTTTCTGCGGGCCATCACCCCGGTGATGCAGCAGCTCGGTGGCAATGGCATTGACTGGCTGGCATTGTTCGGCGAACACGGCGACGACTTGCTGACAGCGGTATCGATTGCCATCGGCAAACCGCGCGCGTGGGTCGATGCACTCGATGCCGACGAAGCGATCCTCGTGGCTGCCAAGGTGATCGAGGTCAATGCCGATTTTTTTACCCGGACCGTGATGCCGCGTCTGAACGAGCAAATGGGCGGCCTGTTCGAGCAGGCGAGCACGGCGACGGCTGGTTTGACACCGTCCAGCACCTGATTGCCCACGGCCACCGACTGCCGGACATCCTCGACTACACCCTGGCGCAGGTGCGCGGCTTCGCCGCCGCCACCGTGCGTGAGGACGCGGCGCGCGATGCGCGGCTGCTCTCGCTGATCGCCATCGGCGCACGCGGCGATCCGCGTCACCTTGACCAGACACTCGATAGGCTCCAAGACCATGCGCATCTCCGTTCGCATCGATAGCAAGGCCGCACAGGCGCAGTTGCGCCGCTGGGGCGGCGACTTCCGCGAGAAGGTGCAGAAGGCGGTTGCGCACGGCATCGCCAGTGAGGCCGCCGAACTCAAGCAGGACGTACGCAGCCACGTTGCGGGTCAGATGGCGGTGGTCAAGAAGTCCTTCGTTAAGGGCTTCACCGCCAAGGTGCTGGACAAGGACAAGAACCGGCTGCCCGCGCTCTACGTCGGCTCGCGCATCCCGTGGTCGGGCATCCACAAGCGTGGTGGCGTCATTGGTGGCCGGATGCTGATCCCGCTGCACGGGCGCGTGGGCCGCAAACGCTTCAAGGCGCAGATCGCCGACCTGATGCGCGGTGGCAATGCCTATTTCATCAAGAACGCCAAGGGGAACATCGTGCTGATGGCCGAGAACATCAAGGAACACGACCGGCCACTGTCGGGATTCAAGCGCCGCTACAGGAATTCACTCAGGGCCGAGGGCCTCAGTGGAAAGTCCTTGCGGCTCAAACGCGGCGCGGATGTGCCCATTGCCGTGCTGGTGCCCCGGGTGCAGCTCAAGAAGCGGCTGAACGTCGAAGGGATTGTTGCCGGTCGTATTCCGCGTCTCTCGGCCCGGATCGAGAAGCAGTTGCGGCTGGTGGACTAAAGATGGCGAACCGCATTTCCATCCTCGTCGCCCTCGAAGGGGCCGACGAGGGGCTCAAACGCGCCATCACCTCGGCCGAGCGCAGCCTCGGCGGGTTCGGCTCCAGCGCCAAGACCGCAGGCGACAAGGCCGCTGCCGGGGTGGCCGAGGTCAAGGCCGGAATGAACGCCTTTGGTGATCAGGTTGCCAAGGCCAAGACGCAGTTGCTGGCGTTCCTGACCATCAACTGGGCCAGCGGCAAGGTGCAGGAGATCGTCCAGATCGCCGATGCCTGGAACATGATGTCCGCGCGCCTGAAGCTCGCCACCGCAGGCAGCCGCGAGTACACGGTCGCCCAGAAGGAACTGTTTGCCATCGCGCAGCGCATCGGCGTGCCGATCCAGGAAACCGCCACGCTCTATGGCAAGCTCCAACAGGCGGTGCGGATGCTGGGCGGCGAGCAGCAGGATGCGCTGTCGCTCACCGAAAGTATCTCGCAGGCGCTGCGTATCTCGGGCGCATCGGCCACCGAGGCGCAGTCGTCCCTGCTGCAGTTCGGTCAGGCCCTGGCCTCGGGCGTGCTGCGCGGCGAGGAATTCAACTCTGTCGTCGAGAACAGCCCGCGTCTGGCCAAGGCGCTGGCCGACGGCCTGAACGTGCCCATCGGACGGCTGCGCAAGCTCGCCGAAGAAGGGCGGCTCACCGCCGACGTGGTGGTCAACGCGCTGATGAGTCAGAAGGACAAGCTGGCCGCCGAGTACGCACAGTTGCCGGTGACCGTGAGCCAGGCCTTCACGCGCCTGTCGAACGCATTCGGGCAGTGGATCAGCCGTCTGGACGAATCTACCGGTTTCACCAAGAAGCTTGCCGAGGCCCTGACGTGGCTGTCAGAGAACCTCGACACGGTGATGAATTGGCTGGGGCGCATCGCCGAGGTCGGCCTCGCAGTGCTGGTCTACCGCCTGATCCCGGCGTTGATCATCGCGTGGCAGACAGCAGGTGCGGCGGCGGTAACTGCGGCCAGCACCACGGCGGCGGCGTGGGCAGCGGCCAACCTGTCGGTGTCGAACGCCATCGCTACCGTTGGCAAGCTGCGCGTGGCGTTCGGGGTGCTCGGTGCGGCCATCATCGGCTGGGAGATCGGGACGTGGCTGTCGGAGAAGTTCGAGATCGTCCGCAAGGCGGGCATTTTCATGGTCGAGGTGCTGATGAAAGGCATCGAGCACCTCCGCTTCCAATGGGAGGTGTTCGCCGCCATCTTCACCTCCGACACTATTCAACAAGCCACCAAGCGCCACGAACAGCGGCTCGCGGAGATGAATCGCATCTTCGCCGAGATGTACGCGGACGCCACCGAAGGCGCGAACGCAGCCCAAGGCGCGATGAACACCGCCGCGACCGCTGCCGAGGAGATCGCCAAGCGGCTCGAAGCCGTGCGCCAGGGCACGCAGGAAGCGGTCGGGCGTGGCATCGAGGCCGTGCACGCCGCGCTGGAAAAGCTCAAGTCCCGGCTGGGCGAGGTCGAACAGGCCGTCGGCAAGGCCCAAGGTGTGGTGGGCGACGCCGCCGCCAAGATGGCCGAAGCCTACAAGGGGCTGACCACCATCGTCGAGGCGAGCCTCGCGCAGCAGCTGCAGGCGGTGAAGAACCGCTACGACCAGGAAAAGGCGGCGCTCGACCTCACCCAGCAGTCGGAAACCGCCAGGATCACCAAGTCCACGCAGCTCTTCACCGAGGCGCTGACGCAGCAGGCGACCCTGCGCCGTCAGGCCACGACCGAGACGCTCGGTCTGATCGATCAGGAAACGCAGGCGCGCAAGCAGGCCGCCGCCCGGCAAGGCCAGACCGAGGAAGAACGCCGGGCCAATGTGCAGCGTGTCGAGAACGACATCCTGGCCACCAAGCGCCAGACCCTGACGCAGGCGCTCTCCGAGTACCGCCAGCACATCGACGCGCTCAACGCCGAAGCGTACCGGCATCTGGCCGAAGTCCAGCGTATCGAGGAGGCCAAGCGCCAGTTGTCGATGACGACGGAGGAGCGCATCCGCGACATCCGTCGTCAGGGCATGACCGAGTACGAGGCCACGGAGGATCGCAAGCGCCAGATCGCCGAGATGCAGGAGCAGGCGCGCCGGGCGCTGGCCAACGGTGAATTGGAGCTGGCCCGCCAGCTTGCGCAGAAGGCGATGGATACGGCCGCGCAGGTGGCCACCAGCCAGACCAACGAGGCCAAGCGCGGCGAGGAAGCGCGCAAGCAGTCCGAGCAGGCGGTGTCGCAGGTCACGCAACTGGAAGCACAGTCGCGCGAGGCCTACCGCAGGCAGGAGTACCAGCAGGCCACCGATTTGATGCGGCAAGCCGATCAGTTGCGCGCGGAACTGGCGCAGAAGGCCAAGGATGCCGACGTGCAGGCCGCGCAGGGCAAACAGGGCGTGCGCGATGCCATCGACCGCATTCGCCAGTCCGAGGAGATTCTCAACCAGACGCTGGATGCCGAGGCCAAGGCGCACCAGACCGCTGCACGCGAAGCGCTCAGCGCGCGTGACCAGATTCGCCAGGCGCTGGAGCAGACGCAAACCCAGATCGACCAGGTCGCCGCCAAGCTCAAGGACGGCCTGAAGGTCACGCTCGATGCCGACACCACGCGTTTCGACCAGGCCATCGCCGATCTGGACAAGGCGCTCGCCGAAAAGGAATACCTGCTCCAGATCCAGGCCGATCTGCAGGAAGCGGAGCAGAAGCTCAAGGAATACGAGCAACTTCTCAAGGAAGGCAAGACGCTGCCGGTCGATGCCGACGTCAGCCAGGCGCGCGAGGCGCTGAATAGGCTCAAGGCCTACGCCGACCAAAACGCGCAGTTCGAACTGAAGGTGACGACTGAGAAAGCGCAGGCGGCGATCACCAATGTCGAGGGGATGATCAATGCGCTGGATCGCATCCAGACCGAATCTCAACATCAGGTGGCCAGCAACGTCGGCGCGGTGCGCGCGGAAATCGACAGCCTCAATGGGCGCAACACCTCGAGCACCCACACCATCTACGTGACCAAGGTGGAAACCAACGCCACTGGCGGTCTGGTTGGTGGTGGCGTTCAGCGGTTTGCCGACGGCGGTGCGGTGTCTCCCGCCTTTCCCCGGATGAGCGGTGGCTCTGTGCCCGGCTCCGGCCACCACGACACCGTGCCGCGCACCCTAGAGGCCGGTGCCTTCGTCATCCGCAAGGCTGCGGTGCAAAAGTACGGCAGCGGAGCACTCTCGCGGCTGGCCACTAGCGTCGCTCACTTTGCCTCCGGTGGCTTTGTGGGGAGCGAAAAACCGAAGAAAAACCGCGAAGTTGTTCAGGCGCAAAAGATGATGGAACTGGGCATGGTGAGCATCAACACGGGCAGTTGGGGCGGCCCGATTGCCAACCAGGCCACACGCAATCACTGGTCGAAGCTGTGGAATCTGGACAAGCCCGTGCTCGAGCGCCTGGAGTCACTTAAGACCTTGACGAGCCGAGAGCAGGGCGCTTTGTCAGCGATTATTGAGCGTTGGAAATGGGCCATGAATAACAGCAAGCAAGACCTGGAGCGCGAGCTGATCAACTACATGGAGCAAAACCAGGGCGAGTTTTACCGGCGCGGTGGCTTGGCGAAATCCGACACTGTGCCAGCAATGCTCACTCCGGGTGAGTACGTGGTCAACCGATCGGCGGTGGCGCGCCTTGGCGTGGGCTTCTTTGAAGCCATCAACAACCTGTCTGCCCCGACGCAGGCCCTGGCCGGGCGTGCGCTGGCGGGCATTCAGGGCTTTGCCTCGGGCGGACTGGTGCGGCCCGCCGCTTCTGTCTTGTCGAGCCCGCTGCTTCCAAGTGACAGCGGCCCGTCGCGCACCGTGCGCGTGGAACTGTCTGCGGGACAGCAGAAGGTCAATGCCACCGTCGATGCGCGCGATGAAGCGCGCCTCTTGCAACTGCTAGACGCCGCCCGCGCCCGCACTGTCTGAGATTCCCTGATGCAACTGAAGAACCTCGCCACCGGGGTGGCTTTGCCATTGCCGGACGACTTGCTGTGGGCGGACGAACACGCGTGGTCGCCTGCGTTGGCCAGCACTTCCTACCTGATTACCGGAGCCTTGCTGATTCAGTCAGCGACGCGGCAGGCAGGACGCCCGATCACCTTGGTGGGTGCGCCCGACATGGCGTGGGTGACGCGCGCCGCTGTGGAGCAACTGCGTGCGTGGGCTGCGCTGGCGGTGAGTGAAGCCACGGGCCGCTTCGAACTGAGTTTCACCGATGGCCGGGTCTCCACGGTCGCTTTCCGCCACCAGGAGGTCGCCATTGAGGCCGAACCCGTGCTGGGCATCCCGGCGCGATCCGGCAACGACTTCTACCGCCTGACCCTTCGATTTTTGGAGATTGCCTGATGCCAATTCAATCTGGCGACGTGAAGCTGCTCAAGTCCGCCGTGATGGCGGACGTGCCCGAAGGCGGCGGCGCGCCCACGGGACTCGTGATTGCCGATGGCGTATCGAACGCCATCTTCCCCGACATCTCCGAGCTGGATCGTGCCGGAGGCCGTGTCAACCTGCGCAAGAGCTTCGTGCAGGTGGCCACGGATGACACCGACACCTACTTCGGGGCCAACGTCATCGTGGCCGAGCCGCCGCAGGACGAGCGCGTCAGCGTCACGCTGTTTTCCACCCGCAAGACCTTCGACACCCGTGAGCAGGCCCAGACCCGTATCGAGGCCTACCTCAACAAGGGTCCTGAGTGGGCGGGCTACCTGTTCGAGAACCACATTGCGGGCCAGCGGGTGATCCAGCTCTTCCAGCGCCTCAGCGACGCCGTGCCCAACGTCGGCCAGACCCTCGTCCTGATCGAGAACGAAGGACTGCCCACGCAGAAGGAGCAGTACATCCGCGCTACCGCCGTGTCGGTGGTCGAACGCAGCTTCACTTACAACACTGACCAGGACTACAAGGCGGCGGTCGTCACCGTCGCCATCAGCGACGCGCTGCGCTTTGATTTCACGGGCTCGCCCGCCAGCCGAACGTTCACGCGGGCAACCAACAGCACGAAAACGCGCGACACGGTGGTGGCCGACGCGGGCACCTACGTCGGCGTCGTGCGGCTCACCCAAGCTGCCAATGTGGGCGACTTCACCATCAAGGGTGCGTCCATCTACACGCAGCTCGTGCCCAGCGCCCAGACCGAGACGCCGATCTCCTTCGTGCCACCCTACGCTGCAGCAGGTTTGCCGGTACCGGGCGCGGCACCCGTGAGCTATACGGCCAGCCACGCCTGGAACACCAGCATCAAATTCAACCTGCCGGGCGGCTGCCTGCCGGGCTCGCTGTCCATCGTCACCGATGGCATCACGATCTTCGACGATGCGGGCCTGCTCAAGACCGCCAGCGGCCTGCTTGGCACCATCGACTACGCCAACGGCATCCTGAGCCTGAACTCCGGCTCGATGTCGAGCAGCAAGGCCATCACCTACACACCTGCTGCACAACTGCAGCGGGCGCCGCAAAGCTCGGAGATCGCGGTCACGCCGGAATCGCGCAGCCAGTCCTACGTCGGCACCGTAAATCCGGTGCCGCAACCCGGCACGCTTGCCATCAGCTACATGGCGCAGGGCCGTTGGTACGTGCTTTCGGATGGCGGCAATGGCTCCCTCAAAGGGCTGGATGCCAGCTACGGCGCGGGTACTTTCAACGAGAACACCGGGGCCTTCGTCGTGACCTTGGGGGCACTGCCCGACGTGGGCTCATCGCTGATCCTGACGTGGAACGTGCCGACCCAGGAAACGCAGCAGCCAAACGCCGCTCTGAAGGCATCGCAGGCCCTGCAGCTTGCCCCGCCCGAAGGCAAAAGCGTTCAGCCGGGCACGCTCACCATCACCTGGCCACACGAGAGCGGCACGGGCACGCGCACTGCGTCCGCCACCACGTCTGGCGAGCTCAGTGGTGCTGCCACCGGTAGTCTGAACGTCGCGCAGAACCTCTTGAGCTTCGCGCCGAACGTCCTGCCGCCAGTCGGCGCACTGCTGACCGTGGACTACGTTGCGGGCCCCAAGCAGGAAGACAGCTTCGCGCACCCCTCGCGGGACGGCCAGGGCAAGGTACCCGTGACTGCAACCCTGGGCTCCATCGAGCCGGGTTCATTGGAGATCGAGTGGAACACCCTGACGGACACCGCCGTACTCGGGGTCTACACGCTGCAGCAGATTCAGGCGATGGGGCTAGGCCTGTGGAACGGGGTCGATCCCACGCAATACGCCCGCGACGATGGTGCGGGCAATGTGCTGCGCGCAGGCCAAGTCATCGGTAGCGTCAACTACGCCACCGGGGCGGTGCAGTTCCAGCCCGACGTCACGGTCAAGATTCCAAGTCCCGTCTACGGGGCGCAGCGCCTTGGCTGGGCCTCGGGCGTGGGCCAGATGTTCCGCCTCAACTACGGCGGCATCAGCTACGTGGATGCGCCGTCGCTCTACCCGAACGACGAGTCCGGCTACGTCAAGCTGCGCTACAACAGCGCGGGCTCGACCAGCAACCACAGCGAGACGTTCACGTTCAGCCCATCGTTCCGGCTGGTGCCCGGTGTCAACGCGCAGGTGGTGACGGGCACGGTGTTGCTGGCCATCGCGGGCAGCCAGCCCTGGGGCCATCAATTGTGGGGAGATAGCGGTCAGGGCACGCTGCGCGAATTCACGCCCAGCGGCTGGGTCACGCGCGGCAGCATCAACTACCTCTCGGGTGCGGTGACGCTCACCTCGTGGTCGGCGGGCGTGGCCAACAACATCACGCGCGCCAGTTGCGTGACCACCGTGGGCGAGAACATCTCCAGCGAGTACGTGTTCCGCACCGGTGCTGCGCCACTGCGCCCAGGATCGCTCTCCATCCAGTTCGCCAGAAACAGTGGGAATGGGGTGGGTGGAACCCAGACCGTGACGGCAGGCATCGACGGCACGATCACCGCGTCTGGCGTCATCGGCAGCGTCGATTACGACACTGGCCTTGTGCGAGTGCGGTTTGGCACCGTGGTCACGGCGGCGGGCAACGAGAGCGAGCCGTGGTTCGATGCCGAGAACGTGCGGCCAGACGGCAAGATCTTCCGGCCAGAGCCGGTCGCGGCTTCCAGCCTGCGCTACAGCGCCGTGGCCTACAGCTATCTGCCCCTCGATGCGGCGCTGCTGGGCATCGACCCGGTGCGCCTGCCCAGCGATGGGCGTGTGCCGATCTTCCGTCCAGGAGGCTTCGCCGTCGTCGGCCACACCGGTCGCATCACTGCCTCGGTCAGCAACGGCCAGACCATCGATTGCGCGCGGGTGCGTCTGTCGCGCGTGCGTGTGGTCGGCCACAACGGCGTGGTCATCCACACCGGCTACGTTACCGATCTGGAAGCAGGCACCGTCACGTTTACCGACGTGACTGGCTACAGCCAGCCAGTGACCATCGAGCACCGCATCGAGGACATGGCCGTGGTGCGTGACGTGCAGATCAACGGCGAGATCAGCTTCACACGACCGCTGACGCACGCCTATCCGCTGGCCAACCCAGGCGACCCCGTCTCCGGCAGCTTCGTTTCCAGTGCGCTGGTGGCCGGTGACCTGTTTGCCCGCGTGAACCTCGTGTTCGACCAGAGCACCTGGAACGGCAGTTGGTCGGATGAGCTTGTCGGCAGCGCCGCCACTGCCACCTTCAACCACACCCAGTACCCGATTACGGTCACCAATCGTGGGGCGCTCACCGAGCGCTGGGTGGTTCGGATGACCAACAGCACCTCGTTCGAGGTCATCGGCGAGAACGTCGGCGTGATCGCCACCGGCAACACCAGCGCCGACTGCGCGCCCAACAACCCGGCGACCGGGGTGCCGTACTTCCGCCTGCCTGCGCTCGGCTGGGGCAACGGCTGGGCCACCGGCAACGTGCTGCGCTTCAACACCATCGGCAGCCAGTTCCCGGTCTGGGTGGTGCGCACCGTCCAGCAGGGGCCGGAGTCCGTGCCCGACGACCACTTCACGTTGCTGATTCGCGGGGATGTCGACACGCCCTGATGGTGTGGGTGCCCCTGATCTTTGAACCCTTCTCGCAGGAATTCCTATGACCGACCTGAGCGTCAAATACTTCAGCAGCGGCATGACCGGCGCGCCCCAGATCGCCAACAACTGGGGCGATCTGGTGACGATGCTCGATGCGTGCCTGATCAATGGCTTCGCCTTGAAGGCTATCGATACGTTGACCTTCGTCGACGGCATCGCCACGGCGACTATTTCCTCGGGCCACGCCTATCGGCCATTTCAGGTGGTCGAGATCGCTGGCGCTGAGCAGCCCGAGTACAACGGGCAATTCCGCGTGCTGACGGCGACGATGACCACGTTCACCTACGCGGTGACCGGCACGCCCGTCTCACCGGCCACGACGGCGACGAGTCTCTCGGCCAAGGTTGCCCCGCTGGGGTGGGAGAAGCCGTTCTCGGCGACTCACAAGGCAGCTTATCGCAGCAAGAACCCGCAGTCCCCGCAAAACATTCTGCTGATCGACAACAGCCTCAAGACGCCCAACTACACCACGGGCTGGGCCAAGTGGGCCAATGTCGGCATCGTCGAAGACCTGTCTGACATCGACACCATCGTCGGCGCGCAGGCTCCCTATGACCCGAACAACCCGACGCAGAACTGGAAACAGGTCACCGCCAGCCAGTGGGGCTGGCACAAGTGGTACCACGCGAGGGGCGGCCAGTATGAGAGCGCTGGTGACAGCGGCGGCGGTGGGCGCAACTGGGTGCTGATCGGTGACGACCGCCTGTTCTTCCTCTTCTGTACCAACGCGGCGGGCTACGGCTGGTATGGCCGCAACAGCTACTGCTTCGGGGATCTCATCAGCTTCAAGCCGGGTGACAACTACGCCACGGTGCTGGCTGCCGATGACAACTACTCGGGCATGAGCAACCACTGGAGTTACCCGGGTCAATACGGCGGCTACGGATTGGTGTGCTCACTGGATTTCTCGGGCAAGCTGCTGCTGCGTAACCACACCCAACTCGGCAACCCGGTGCGGTTTGGGCTCACGTCCCTGAACACGAACAACGGCCAGCAAATCTGCGGCCGGGGCCCGATGCCGTTTCCGAACGGAGCCGACTACAGCTTGTGGCTGCTGCCCGCCTACGTGCGGCAGGAGGATGGCCATATGCGCGGCATCCTGCCTGGAATGCTGTGGATGCCGCAAGATCGGCCCTACAGCGATCAGAGCATCGTGGACAACGTGGTGGGGCAGGCGGGTAAGCGCTTCCTGCTGGTCAGGACGCAGTACAGCGGGGAAGCCGAAGGCGCGCAGATCGCGTTCGACATCACCGGCCCGTGGAGGTAAGCCATGAGCTACCCGCTGAGCGAAACCTTCGCCACGGCGCCTGCCACTGGCTACACAGCAGTCCTCGGTGGAATGGCCGCGACGCACAACAGCGCGCAGCAATCCATCGACATCTCGGCTCCCAACAGCCAGTCCATCCTGCGCTTCAATGAAGCCGCCCACGGCGATTTCTGGTTCGAGGCCGACATCGAGTTGCTGACCGACCCAAGCGCCCGCAAGCACATCGGGCTGTGGATGACGACCGGCAATGGTTCCGAGGGCTACCGGTTCGCCCATCTCGATGGCGGTTGGAGCGTTTCCCGCTGGAACAGTGGCTTCGGCGATGGTGCGGCGGTATCTGGCGGCATCAACGAAGGGGCCAAGCCCGTCGCTGGTTTTGCCGACGTGGCCCCGACCTTCAACGTCGGCCAGCGGATGATCCTGCGCTGCGAGGTGATCACCGGAGCCTTTGACGCCCATGGTGTGCCGTGGGCGCGGTTGATTCAGTTCAAGGCTGGTGGCGTGCTGATGTTCCAGATTGGCGATGCTGCCTACCGGGGCAAGCTGATCCCGGGCGTATTTCTCTATGGAGCGACTGCCCGTGTCCACGCGATTGCGGGTGACACACCTTCCGGTCTGCCCGCGTTTCCCGCGACGGTGAGCGTGAACGCCGCAGATGACCTTCTGCCGCTGTCGGGTGGTTCGACCTCGGTGCTGCCTGACCCTGCTGCCCACATCGGCGTCAATGCCGATTGCGACCTGAGGCGCTTGAACAGTCCCAACTCTGAGCTGTGGAGTCGGGGTGGTGGCTACGACTGGCACGTTCACGCGATTCCGAATTACCGCAAGAACATCCACTTTAGTGGCCACGGCTTCATCACCGGAACGGTCAAGGAGCAAGGCCAGCCCGACCAGCCCCTGGTGCGGCGCGTGCAATTGGTCAGCGAGAACACCCGCATCCTGGTGGCTGAAACCTGGAGCGACGCTACCGGGGTGTACCGGTTTGAGTTGCTCGATCTGTCTCAGAGATACACCGTAGTTAGCTACGACTACAAGCAGCTGTACCGCGCCGTGATCGCGGACAACCTACGCCCGGAGATGATGCCGTGACCGTTTCCATCACTGTCGAACATAACGAGGCGCGTCTGGTGGGTACCTTGGCCTTCCTCGACGCAGGCACCAACCCGGCGCGCCTGCGCATCTACGGCGGAACGCGGCCGCCCAATCCAGCGGATACGCCTACGAGCGCGATGCTGGTCGAGATCAGGCTCACCAAGCCCGCAGGCACGATTGCGGGGGGACTCCTCACCATGACGCAACAGGAGGACGGTTTGATCACCAGCACCGGCGTCGCCACCTGGGCACGGCTGGTCAACGGCAACGACGTGACCGCCCTGGATATGGACTGCAGCGGCACCGATGGGAGTGGCGACGTGAAGCTGGCCAGCACCAACCTCTATCTGGGTGGTGACGCTCGGATGGTGTCGGCGATTCTAGGGTAGGCCGTGCCAAGCGCACCCAGCGAACTGACCCTGGCCGCCACTTTACCAGTGCCCGGGTTCAGCATTCAGATCGGGCCACCACTGGTCGATTTGCTGTTCGATCAACCCGCATCAACCGACGCCGACTTGGTGTTCGGTGCGGGCTTTATCGCGCCGCGCGACGACGTCGTGCTACTGATCAGCCTACCGTTGCCGGTCGTGGCGATCAAGTTCATCCCGCCAGCGAGGGCTGAACTGCTGGCCGAGCTACCTGCATTGGCGGTGAGCACGCTGTTGCTGCGCCCGAGCGTGCCCTTGGACGTGGTGGGTGCAAGTCTTCCCGGTGTCGTGTTCTCCGGTGAGATCAGGTACTACTCGCGCACCCAGCGTCCCACGGTGGGTCGGACTTCGCACCTCTGGCAGGTGGCGAAGCAGACGGAGGACGGCGCGAAGCAGGGCCAGCAGGATACGGCAGCAACGCCCGCAGGCTGGAAGACGTTCTGGCGGCGCACGATTGCCGCGCCTCAAGGCGTCGATCATCGGTTACCCCCGGTCTTGGCCTCGCTGCCAGCGCAGCATCGAACGGGCCAGCAACAGGCTCGGCCCTTCCACGACTTGACGTGGTTCGCGCATCAGGATGGCACGTATCTCGAATTGGCTCGACTGAGCTTGTTTCAGAACGCGTCCCGCCTGCGCGATGCGACGGGGTTTCGTCATCAAGACGGCGACCGCACCAAGCGCGCGGGACGGGTGAGCCCTTGGCAAACCGCGCGACAGCTCACCCAGCGCCAAGGGAGTGATTTTCAGAGCGCGAGTCCATCAGCGATGGGATGGCGTGGCCGGTATCAGGATGCCGTGCCGCCGCTGCCAGGGATCAGCATCTGGGTGATCCCAGAGCCGCCCGCGCCGCAACCTTGCTACACGCCGAGCGCCCACCTGCTTTTCGCGGCATTGGCCCCAGCGGACAGCCACTTGCTGTTCGTTTGTGAAAACCACATCGACCCGCTACCTCCCGATGGGGAGCCGGTGGTCGTTCCCGTTCGGAGGGTGTATTTCGTGATCAACAACGTGACGCTGCACCGGCTGCCCGATGGCTTGCCCGTGCCGGTGTTCAATCTCTCGCTTTCGCTCGATGCCGCGTCCTGGACCTGGGGCTTCGATGCGCTGCTGCCCGTCGCCGCTACAAGCCTCGTCGCCCCCGGCAGCAACGGCGGCCCGGTCGAACTGGTGGCCAGCGTCAACGGCACGCCGTTTCGCGTGCTGGCCGAGAGCATCAGCCGCGAGCGTGTTTTCGGCGACGCGAGCATCCGCATCTCAGGAAGAGGGCGTAACGCCGTGCTGGCCGCGCCCTACGCGCCGGTGATGAACTTTCAGCAACCGCAGGCGCGCACGGCACGTCAGTTGATGGACGATGTCCTTACGCTCAACGGCATCCCGCTGGGTTGGAGCGTCGATTGGGGCTTGACCGACTGGAACGTCCCGGCCGGGGTATTCACCCAGCAGGGCACGTGGATGGAAGCCCTGGTTGCCATTGCCAGTGCGGCTGGGGGTTACCTGATCCCGCACCCGTCCGACCAGAGCATCCGCGTGCGCCACCGGTATCCGGTCGCGCCATGGGAGTGGAACACCCGAAATGGACAAATACAGCCAGACTTCGTGCTGCCCGTCGACGCCGTCGCCCGCGAGTCGCTGCGATGGCTGGAAAAGCCTGCGTACAACCGTGTGTTCGTCTCCGGGCAGGACGTCGGCGTGCTCGGACAAGTGACCCGGGCTGGGACTGCAGGAGACGTACTTGCACCGATGGTCGTCGATCCACTGATCACCGAGGCGGCGGCCGCAAGGCAACGTGGTATCGCCGTGCTGGCCGACACCGGTCAACAGATCGAGGTCAGTCTGCGCCTGCCGGTGCTGGCCGAGACGGGGATCATCGAGCCGGGTGCGTTCGTCGAGTACCAGGACGGCAGCGTAACGAGGCTGGGCATCGTGCGCTCGACGCAAGTCGAGGCAGGAATGCCGGAGGTCTGGCAGACCTTGGGGGTGCAGAGCCATGCATAACCTCTACGAGCAGTTCCGCCAACTTATCCCTGATCCGCCATTGCAGGCGGGCACGGTAGTCGGCATCGGCTCCGGCGTCGTGACCGTTGCCTTGCCCGGCGGCGGCTTGATCCGCGCACGCGGCAGCGCTGCCATCGGCCAAAAGGTGTTCGTGCGTGATGACGTCATCGAAGGCGGCGCCCCCAGCTTGACGCTGGAAATCATCGAAATCTGAAACCCATCTTCCTGATCACCCCTGAACCCGCCTTGGTGCCACGTGCATCAGGCGGGTTTCGCATTTGGCTTTTCCACAACTTCGTTGAACTGGAGACCTGCAATGACCGAACCCGAACAACAACCCGCCGCCCTTGTGGAAAACATGCTCCTGTTGCGCCGCGAGGACTTCGACGAACTGCTCGACCGTGCCGCCGAACGCGGAGCCGAGCGTTGCCTCGCCCATCTCGGGCTGGAGAACGGCAGCGCCGCGAAGGACATCCGCGAACTGCGCGATCTGCTGGAGGCGTGGCGCGATGCCCGCCGAACGGCGTGGCAGACCACCATCAAGGTCGTGACCACCGGCATCCTGGCTGCGCTGCTGGTGGGGGCCGCCATCAAGTTGAAGCTGATGGGAGGCGTGCAATGACCGCCAAGCCGAAGATCTGCCTTCTGGACGACTGGCGGTGCGTGTTGCGACGGGCCTGGAGCATTCGCTTCTCGCTGCTGGCCGCTGCCTTCACGGCGGCGGAAGTGGTGGTGCCGCTGTTCGGGGACGTACTGCCGCGCGGCGCGTTCGTGCTGCTGGCCTTTGCCGCCAGCATCGGCGCGACCGTCGCCCGCTTGGTCGCGCAGCCGGAGATGCACCGATGATCCGCCCGCCGCAACGCCGGACGGTGGCCGCGCTCACGCTGTCCGCTGCAGCGCTGGTCGGCATCGTGCTTCACGAGGGCTACACCGACCGCGCAGTGATTCCGGTCAAGGGCGATGTGCCGACCATCGGGTTCGGTACCACCACCGGAGTGAAGCTGGGCGACACCACCACGCCGCCGAAGGCGCTGGCCCGGGCACTCACCGACGTGCAGCAGTTCGAGGGTGCATTGAAGCAATGCGTCACCGTGCCGCTGGCCCAGCACGAGTACGACGCGCTGGTGAGCTTCTCCTACAACGTCGGCAGCCGCGCATTCTGCCAGTCCACGCTGGTCAGGAAACTCAATGCCGGTGACTACGCCGGGGCGTGCTCCGAGCTGCGGCGCTGGCGCTTCTTCCAGGGCAAGGACTGTGCGCAGCCTACCAACGCGCGGCTGTGCGGCGGGCTGGCTACTCGGCGAGAAGCCGAGTACCGGCAGTGCATCGGGGAGGCGTCGTGAGCGTGATTCCGTGGCCGTACCGGCTGCTGACCCTCGCGGCGCTCAGCGTCGCCCTGGTTGGCTTCGGCTGGATCAAGGGTGCGAGCCACGTTCAAGCGCAATGGGATGCCGCCATCCAGCAACAAGCCCTGCAAGCCGCCGCCGTCCGCGAACGGCAGGCGCAAGCCACCGTCAAGGTCGTTACGCAGTACGTCGATCGCGTCCGCATCGTCCGCGAGAAGGGCGACACCATCATCAAGGAGGTCCCCGTCTATGTGCCCGTTCAAGCCGATGCTGCTTGCACTATCAACCGTGGCTTTGTGCGCCTGCACGACGCTGCCGCCGCCGGTGAACTGCCCGAGCCCGCCCGAGATGCTGATGCGGCCGCCGCAGGCATTGCGCTCTCTACCGTCGCCGGAACCGTTGCCGCCAACTACCAGACCTGCCACGAGAACGCCGAGCAGCTAAGGGCGTTGCAAACGTGGGTCAGGGAGATGAAGGTTGCCAGCGAGCAGTAG